AAATGTAACTAAACTCATAATAATTCCTTAATTTCGTAGCTTGTTTGGTATCTTATATTATAAGGTTGTTGAATTGCTGACAATGTCTGCAAGCGACCTAAAAATGCGCGTCTATTTAAATTCAGCGCTGAGCTATCATCATAAATATAAAGAACCTCAGCATCTGTGCCGCTGATCTTTATGATATCGCCATTTAAGATTGACTCGTTGTAATCTAAATGGTCGAGCGTAAATCTTGCGACCCTGCTTGATGTCCGTCTGTCAAAGTACTCAGCGCCACTGATTGCAGTATCAATAACGGTGGTTGTCTCATCACCAACAGACGCGCCTAGATTCATGTTTAATTTTGGCTGATATATTGAGCCTACAAATATTCTACCTAGCTCAATATAACCTGCTGCGTTTGTGCTATCAAAAAATTCAACTTCATAATAACGCGCGTCCGCTATCGCTGATGGAACGTAAACAATAGACTTAGTAAATAAAGCAATTTCTTCGGCTGATAATTGCAAGTCCCAGAACCTTGAATCTTCCCATTCATACGTTCCAAAAGGCATTAAAGGCCATGCGTCAATAATACCGCTATCATAAGCAAGTGTTGTATAACCACTATCCGAATAAGCTCTATAGCGCCAAGTTGCTAGACTTGTTAAGTTGTGGCTAACAATAGCAACAGAACCAATAATCCTAGATTGATCTAATGAAAACCTAAGCTTTGTAGAAGCGTTGACGGCATTAGTTGATCTTGCTTTTTTGCCTAATTGTCTATTTTTGATATTAGTCAATGGTAGCGTTGCAGACCACGATCCATAGGCCGCAAACGTAGCTACGTCTATTCGATTTTGATAGCCAATAATAATATTGCCCATGTTAGCCCCAAAGCGTTAGTGTTGCGCGGTTTGTCGAATAATCCGACTCAATGCCTATGATTTTGAATAGTTTACCACCGTTTAACCCAAAACGATTCAATGTTAAGTTTGCAACATTAACTAAATCTGGCAGCGTCTCTGATAAGTCAAGCGCAATTCGCACAGTGTATAGGTCTCGCCTTGCTTTATAAAGCGCAAGCACACGAGCTGCCTCGGTTGCTGCTGATGCTTGAGTGATTAATAAAGCGTCTCTAGTAATTTCAACAGCAAGACTATATTGATTTTTTATTGCTGTATCTTCTGATGATGCTGTTAATGATGGCTGTGCTAATACGTTGCGCCTATCGTCTGCCACTGCTCCGGCCAAATCTGAATATTGCACGGTGTAATTCTTTTGGTAATTAACTTTGACTCGATAAGCCGCTATACCTTTGTCCGTATCGTTTGTGCGGTTATGCTCAATGCTTAAAATATTACCAGCGTAAATCTCAATGTTTGCCGCGCCTGTCGGAGCGTCAAAGCGTCCCATTCCAAATAATCCTGTAGCATCAAAACCGTAATAAGCACCGATTGATATGGCTATCTGATCCATTACATTAATTGATGTCTCTGTGCTTTCCAGCCACACGCCAACAACAGCAGAGTTAAGCGTATCTAATGCTGTTACATCGCCAGCAACAATATCACCCGCAGACACACCGCCTTTTAAGGCAATGGCTTTAAGTATTTGCGCTACTGTCCTATTGCCTGCCGCTGCGCCTTGTGTTGCATCACACGTTATTAATCCTGATGGCACTGTTGTTAGCCTAATAAACCCTTCTGCTAAACAAGTACGGTATTTTCCTGCCGATGGTGCTGTAGCTTGCAATAATGCGTTAGTTGCAACATCAGCCTCAAATACTAAAGCAACACCTCTATCATAAACGTTGCCGATTGCCGCAATTGCGCCATCATTAATCTGATAAATAAGCTTTGAACTATTGACCATTATCGGTTGAATGTTAAATACTTGACCGAATAATAAGGGTTTAGGCTTTTTAGCTATGTCCGCAACACCTTCCACGCCTGCTGGTAATGAGTTATTACCAGCATAAAGCGTTGTCTGTAATGGTTTATCAAGTATCGCTAATTTATCACGCACTAAAATAGTGGCTTTAGCAAAAGTAAATTCAACTTGCTCCATTGTGCCGTTTAAGATTGTTGTAAATGTTGAAAATGCCGCGCCCTCTGTTCCAATCTTAATAACTAAGCTTCTACCGTCAAACGAATAAGGCAATAAATAATCCAAGCCGCCATCAACATTAGATAATTCAACCGCACCATAACCCACTCGACTAGCTCCGCTTGTTGTGCCGTTGCTAAACATATTTCGACTGATTGATGCAGGGTTTACTATCCTTGCATCATAATAAGCATTAGGTGGCGTGTCGCTTGGCCCTGTTGTAAAGTTTTGAGATGAATATCTAAATACTTCAGTCGTTCCCGCTGCATCTATAGCAGCGGTTATCTCAACTAAATAAATCATGATGATGCCTCTAGTTTGGCTTTACGTGTTAGCTCTGACATTTCAGCTTTCATTCCTTTTAATTCATTAATCATAGCCACATTAGCGTTTGATTGTAGATTAACCAATGCCTGTAGCTCTATCACTTGTTCTTTTAATAAAGTTGCTTGCACTTCACTAGAGTCTTTAATTGATTGAGATATATTATCAAATAGGCCAGCAGTTTGTGAATGATTAGTGACATTAGCAGGAGAGCCAAAGTTTACAAGCTCTGCTCCTTGTTCACCGACTAAAGACACGCCGCTAGCCATACCACCCATTGCATAGGCTGGAATGCTTGCTAAATATTGATCTTTTAAAGCTTGATAAGCATTAGTCGCGTCCATATCTGCGCTCCACGCTCTGTTCATTCCTATGCCAAATCGCGCCTTGTGGTCTGAATCAAACTTAGATATTACAGCTTCCCAATATGGATTATTTGTCCCACCCGCCGCTGTTGTTGTTGGTACGTTTGACCTATACCCAGCTAATAATGCCGCTCTATCTGCTGTCGCTTTTACTCTTGCCGCCTCTGCTGCTGCCTCTGTCGCTGCCTGTGTCGCGGCTTGATTGTCTGCGTTTGTTTTACCTAAATCACTAGCAACATTTAGCGCTAAATCTATCCCTGTTGCGCCTCCATTTGTTGTTGTTGCTAATGTTGCGTTTTCTGCCCTCGTTGCTGCTGCTGTGGCCTGTATTCTTGCCGCTTCTGCTGCTGCTGCTTTTATTTCTTGTGCTGATACAAATCCGGCTAAAGCATCACCCAAAATTAATATAGACGATGCAACAGTATTAACGCTTACATCTAAAGCAATTAAATTGCTATTTGCGGCTTTTGCTTGGTCTAGCTGCTCTTGCATCAAATCAACTTGGCTTTTCGTTACAGCCATTGCCTCTTCTAAGCCTTTTAATACAGACTTATAGTCTGCTTGATAAGCTTCGCCTGTTGCGTTGTATTGCCTTGATGAGTCTAAAAACTCTTTTCCCAGTGCGGGCAAGCTTGCTAATGCTGCCTCGTTTCCTTGAGCCGCTAATATTGAGGCATCGGTGAAAGCTTTTTTGCTTGAGTTATATATTTCCTCAGGTGATGCGGTAGGATTTTTAGCGCCTGTTAATTCGTTGTAATACGTGAGTAATCCTTTTCCAAGCGTAACAAATTTATCACGCATTGCTGTCAAGCCCTTATAGGCTGTTTCTAGTGTTTTCTCTGTGTTAGCTAAAGCCAAGCTTGCATCAGTTAATTTATTTAATGCTGATGTATAAGCTTTTGTTTCAGCATCCATGCTTAACGCTGCTTTTTCACGCTCTAAACCTAAAATAGCTTCTGACTCACCTAGCGCCTTATAAATTGCTATTTGTTGATTGTATGATGTATCAATAATTTTGTTTTGTTCTGCAAGCTTTTCTTTAACTAATTGAGCGCTTAAATCAGCAGCGTCCGCAAAATCTTGAGCCATAGCCAAAGCTAATACATAAATCTCACGACCACGCACTGTAGTGTCGTTTTTTAATACATCAAGCAATGCTCTGTAGTTGGCTTTTGCATCAGTGACGATTCCAGTGGTTGAGTCAAAAGTCGCATTAACTATTGGCATTAATAGACTAAGCTTTGAAAAGCTATCATTTAATGTTTGTGTTTTGCTAACAAGCTTGTCTTGATCTTTAAAGTAAAGATCAAAATAAGTGGCTAATGAATCTTTTAACGCTGATATACCGCCAGCAGTTACGATTAAATTAGTATCTAATAAGACACTGGCCGCGCCAATATCTTTTAGCCCTTGCTTAATATTAATTAAATCTTTAAAAGCCTCGATTGCATCATCAGCAGTCCCTGGCAACATACCCATAATCGTGTTTAAATCTTCCATCTTTGATGATGCAATGATTGACTGTACAACCATTTGTTTTTCAATATCGCCAGTTTTTTGTAGTATCTCTGAATAGTCAACCGCTGTCATTCCAAGCGTCTTAAGCTTTGCCTGTGCTGTGGCAATGATGACAGTCACGCGCATTAGCGTTTGATAGTAGCCTTCATTCTCTAGCTGAGCCTCTAAAAATTTAGGGTTAAGCAATGCCATTTGATCGGCAAGCTTTGACACTGTTGCTGTCAATATTTCACCATTTTTTTTAGCATCACTACCTAAAGGAATGCTACCAAGATCAATATTGAAACTATTTAGCTTGTCTTGTATAGCAACCCCATCGTCACCAATAACGTTAGCCGCTGAAACTATGCTTTGCGCTGTTTGAACAATGGTGTCGCCTATTGCTTTATTAATGTCTGAATCTAATGCCGCATAAAATGTTTGTATTTTTGTTTTGGAGTTTTCAATCAAGCCCCATAAGTAAGATGTCGTGCTTGTTACTAAAACGTCAGTGTATTGTTGAGCCGCGACTATTCCATCCTCGACCACACTACCCAATGTTTGGCTAACAAACTTAATCCCTGACCCCGCGAACTCGCGTTTTATCTTAGTTGAACCTAGAAATGGATCAAGAATAAAACCCATCACAGAATTTATTACACTGCCAATCGCAGGAACAAGCTTTCCTAACGCTGTAACCAATAATGAAATTCCAAGCGACCCAGCTGCGGCTGAGGCTGTCATAAATCCAGACGCCAATCCAACGCCTATATTTGCCGCGCTTATAGATCCACCAGCCACAGCATTTTGCACAGAATTACTTGCTGTTGTTGATCCAATGCCTAAACCTGTTTGACCTTCTAAGCCAAACTTTTTAATGGCTGCGTTATTTATTGCATTATTTGAAACAGCAAGCATAGCTAAACTATTAGCCATTCCTTTGCTGTAATCAAGATCGGCTGTTGAATTTTTTGAAATGTTATCTAAAGCATCAAGAATTGAATTAGACATTTCATTGCTACCCAGCACAGTACCGCTCAATGATGCTGAGTAAGCTTCCTGCTGTTGCTTTTGATAATCAGCGCCAGTCATTTGTGGTGCTGCTGATGCACTTCCAGACATAGCCACACCAATAGCCAACATAAAGGCTAACATAGCCGCGCCTGTAGCAAAACCAATAGGGAATGGAGCCGCTGAGGCTGCTGCTACTGCTGCTGTTCCTGATGCCGTTGCTTTTGTCCCGTCTGCAATTGTGTTGGGCAGTACAGACGCTTCGTTGGCCGCTGTTGACTGGAATATTCCAGAGATAAACGCGCCCACCATTTTTGCATTATCAGTTATCATCTTGACCATTGACATGGCAGACTGAGCCATTTCAAACGCTCTAAATACTTTAGTCGCTACGCCTAAAGCCTTATAACCTGTTGAGCCTTTTTCAAAAAAACCTTGAGCCGCTTTGGTCATGTCGCCATAAGATTTGACTTGTAGCTTATCTTGTTTTGCGCCTGCGTCTGAGATGGCTTTATCTTTCTTGGCTTGGTCGCCCTTGCCGTCATTCATCTTTTCAATAGATAATAACTGTTGCTCTAGTCCGTCTGTAATGGCTGCTTGTGACTTTTCATAAGATGCAAAAGCAATGCCCATGTCACCGATTGACGCGCCTACACTGCCAAAAGCATCAGACAAACCTGTAGCCGCTTCCCTTGCCGCGTCTAAGTTAGCTGTAAGGATTGCCATTTCTGCTGTTGCTCTTTCATTAGCTGCTGTTTGAGCTTCGCTTATAGCTTTGATTCTGTCCGCTGCTGCTTTGCTTACTACCTCGTCCTTGCTGCCTTGGGTAGTTATATCAAGCTGTGCCATTTGTTCAGGTATCAATGCCTTTTCAGCTTGTAACCCTGCAATTTCTGACTTAAGCCTAAGCTGTTCCGCTAAAGTTAGATTGTATTTATTAGCAGTGTCTAGCTCTGCCTGTGCCGCTGCTATCTTTGCATCAATAGTCGATGCTGACTGAGCAATGATAGCCGCTTGAATAGCCCTAGTTTTGTCTAATGAGGCAAACAAAGCATCTTGTGTTTGTTGAGTGATTGCGTTTTTAGTGGCCTGCTCTGTCGCTATAGCCATACTGCCCTTAGCCTTATCTTCAATCGCTTTGCGTTCTTCTGATAATGCTAGTAATTGTGTTCTTGATTGACCCTCTAATAATTTGCCAGCTATCTCTGAGCTTGCTATTGTTGCATCTTGTTGAGCCTTAAAATTAGCCTCTGCTTCTGCTAGTACTTTTTTTGCCGCTGCTGCTTCTTTTGTTGCTTTTGTTTGTGCTGCTGTCGCGTCTTTGTCCGAATACTTTTGGTGGATTTGATCCTTCATTGCGACGGTTACTTCGCCATAAGTATCTTTAGCCTCTTTTAATGCTTGGTTTTCTTTTTGTGATGCTGTGCCAAATTCTTTGATTCTCTGTATTTCTAAATCACGGAGCCTAACAGTTTCATCTTGTGATTTTTGAGTTTCTTTATCATTTTTTAGTTTTTGCGCAGTTCCCGCAGCGAAAGAATCTGATATTTTTTGTTGGTTCTTTAGTTGATTTAGCATTAATTCTTGTTGCATATACATCTCTTTAGCAACAGGATAAGTGGCACTATCTTTATTTTCTGGTATGTTTTTCTTTGCTGCTGCTACGATTATCTCAAGCGTGGCTATTTGTTTAGCTATACTTCCCCTAAATCTTTCAGTCAAATAATCAACTGTTATAATCATTCCAGATACAATATTTCCCAGCAGTCCACTTGCTTTGTCATTTAATAGAGCATCTTCAAAACCCGACCAAGCCTCACCAAGCATGTCAACCTTACCGCCCAATGTTTGCATTTTTATTGCGCTTGCGTCTACTGCACTGCTGCCCATTGCATGTATAAGATTTTCTATTATCGGCCTTGTTAATTGTCCAGCCTCCATCATTTTCATGATTTCCGCTGTTGTTTTTCCTGTGACTTCAGCAAGTAACGAATATAAAGGAACTCCGCGCTCTATCATTGCGTTAGCATCTTGAGCCTGAAGTTTGTTTTTTGCGTATGCTTGTCCCAACTGTCGAATTATTCCAGATAATGTATCTGACTCCCCGCCAATTTTAGAAACCATATTAGTTAAGTCTTGCATGACTTGAATTGTTGGCTCAATACCAAAATTCTTAAGCATCATATAAGATTTGGTTATTTCTTTGAGTGACTGTGGTGTTTCTCTTGATATTTTTTGAATATCAGCCATTGCCTTAGCAGCCATTACTGAGCTTCCTGTAACAGATAGCAATTGCGCCCGCATATTTTCAAATTCTATATTGACTTTTAAAATATCTTTAGCAAGAGACAACAGGCTAATTCCAGCTAATGCGCTGCCTGCTATTTTTGCAACGCTACCTAGACTACTCAACGCGCGTTCACTGCGTCCAGTAGCTTGCTCCATTGCAGATAGATTGCGTGATGCTGTTACTGCACTGGTCGAATCAACTGCAACTTGAATAGAATAGGTATCGGTGGTCATTTTGTTTTGCTCCGTTTTGCAATTTGCTCTGCTTGAATATTTAAGTAAGCACTATCGAGCCGCATAATAGCACTTACTTCTAATGGCGTTAATTCTATGTTGGTCAATCTTGACCATGCGCCAATTTCCGAGTAACTAATTGGATTTTGACCAAACCCATTGCTTGAGCGTGTTCGGCTTAATTCACCAAACCACGCCCAGCAGTAGGCGTAATTTTCTGGCATAGACAATGATTTATAATCATCAGGTATCTCATGCCCCATTGCAATAATCGCTTGAGCTTCATCGCGTAAACTACTGCCATTGTCGTTTGTTTTGCTGAGTTCAAATTCTCGTGTGCCAAACTCGACAATGTCATTGATTAGGCTTTGGTGAAGTTTCCCAAGTTATTGCTTGCCTCAAAAACTTGTTCACGGATTTCGCTGTTGCGTTCCATTAACTTTGTGGCGTTTTCTGGTGAATATTCAAAGTTAGTAATTCCACGCCATCCGACAACACGAATTGCTGCCGCGTCAATGCCGAATTGTTCATCGTCTTCAATGGTGCGTTCAACTTCTTTTCCGCGCTTAGCCGCTAACTGATCTTGTGACTTTCTACGGTTTAATGTTTTGCGAACCCAATCTTGCACTTTTGGTGCTTGTGAACCAAGCACTGTAATAAATATGCCCGTATCGCCACCGTCAGCTCTTAAATATTCAAACTCATAAGCGTTTTCTGACGCGCTAACTAAATCTAAATCATCAAATGATAAACCTGTTTTTTTGCTCATGTTCTTATGTTCCTGTTGATTTATAAAAAAATACCCACGCCCGCATGGTTGCAAGCGTGGGTAATTGTAGCACTATTTTTAAGCGAGTGAATCTTGAACCATGATTGTTGTCGCTAAATTAGCCACTGCACTACCACCCGCTGTATTTTTAAGCGCAGTAAATGGGAATGTGCGAGTTAATCCAGACGCGCCATCAGTTACATCAGCACCGCCAATTTTAACGCGTGACATGGTAAACGATACAAAATCAGCCGTTGCAGTGCTATCTGTTGTTAATACCATAATGATAGACACTTCGGTTTCATTGATAAAGTAATCGCGGAATGTTGCGTCGGTAAAGTAAGCACTAAATGTACCTGTTGCGCCTACAACGCCTTGGAAAACATCTGGGCGTGTTAATGAACCAACTACTGCGTCAGCTACTGCAATATTTCCGTTAATGTCAAAATCAATTGAAGTAACGATTGCAACAGGTGTTCCTGCAACAAGTAACAAGCCATTTACACCAGCAGTCACGCCACCAGTTGTAATTGCAGTTGGTGAAGTTAAAACTTGTGATGTGCCAGTGGTAACATTTAAGCCGACCAATGGAAAATCAATGGTCGCCATGCCATTAGCAGGGATTTTTACCTGTGCATTAGTTTGCATAATGTCAGTGTAAACCTCTGACTGCGCAACGTCTGAAAACCAATGTTCAACTGTGTAATAATCTTGTGTCTGTGAAGTTTCTGGCACATAAGTATATTTGCCGGGAATAGCAACAGTTACCCCAGTAACTGAGGTTGCATTATCTGCAAGCGCACTACCGTTTAACGTTTTAACTGTTAATGTGGTTGCTGTTACAGCAGTCACTAATAAGTTTTTATTTAAGTTAGCCGCGTTAACGCTGCCCGCTGTAATGCGAACCACGTTACCGATTTTAATACCACCAGTTAACGGATTTCCTGTTTGGAATGTAATCACGCCAGTTGATGCAACAATAGTGACAGCCGCTGCGGTTAACGATGAAATCGCAACAAAGTCTTTACGCAATACGGATTGTAAAAAGTCTTTATATGTTCCCGCTGATAATTCACCGCTTAATGTACCCGTTGATTGTTTTGAGCCATGACGAAAATCAGCAATTTGTTGATCTGGGCGAATCTCGTTTGACTGGAATGTTTCTTTAGTCAAGTTGATTGTGCTTGTGACACGTCTTAATTCTTGACCGCCACTGCCTGAAGCTGCTACGCCTAAGCCTGTTTGTTTTTTGTAAGATACGACTTTTTTAACGCCTTGTGCAATTGTCATTTTGTAACCTCTTATGGATAAATATCTGCTGAAAAATAAATTGATACCGGAATTTTATAAAGCACCCCGTCAATCAATGCCGGTGCAATTGAAGGTGTCTTGTCAATAATAACAGTTACACTGCCGTTTGTTAAACTTGTACCGCGTTTAAAATGATTAACCAATAAATCAACGCGGGTTGCTGCTGTTTTTGCGCCTACGTTAGCCGGATAACACAATAGAACCTGCATAAATCCTTTTACGCGATAATGATTGCCTCCCAGTGTTGGGTTAAGTGTGTCTGCAATCATTAAATTAACTTGTTGATATGCTGTGCCAACGATGGGCGTAAACGGTACGTTTTCCCACGCTGTCGCAATCGTAGGCGTTAGCGCATTGAGTTTTGTTTCTAATGCGGTACGGATCTCAACCAGTGCCATTTAAAACTCCTTCAAATAATGCAACAGATACACGAACCATGCCGTTTGGTGCTTGTCTGCTATGTGCGTCATATTCTAATTTTTGAATATAAGGCACGTTGTTGGTTAAGTAAACAACACTGCCTGCTCTGCGTGGGATAACGCTTTGTGCTTTCATTACGCTACCGCTATCATCTTCACCGACAAAAGGCGAATCAATTGTACATTGCCAGTTACCGCGAGCGCGTCCAGTATCAACAGGTGTCATTTGAATAATGTTAGAAAAAACTTCACTTGTTGCAGCGCGTATTTTATTATCAACGTGACCATTAGCACGCGCCACAATTTGCGACATTGACCCCGTCATTTTCTCACCTGCATTTCATAAAGCGCGGGTAATTCACCCGACCATATATGACGAACTGCCACCACTTGATAAACTTCACTATCAACGGTTACTTTATCTGCTGGTTGTGGAGTTGGTGCGCCTAATGCCGCGATCATTACCTTTCTGTCGCCCGCTTGCACTACGCCACTAATAAAATCAATTCCGTTATAGTCTTTAATAACGGCAGTATGATTAGTGGATGTTGTTGTTCCGCCCGATAACTCCCCTGTTGTTGGGTCATAAGTGCCCTCAACAATAGACGTTAGCGTGATTGATTTGCCAAACTTATCGAGCAATTTATCTGCTGTAGATCGAGCGCGAGCGTCAAGTGTCATGTTCTCACCAATGATCTCGACATATCATTACCCTGTTGTTTAAAAAACACCGATAACATGGCATCAATTTGAGCATAGCGGGTTTGTTGTGGTGAGTATTTGTCATATTCCACCTCGATAACGTCTACTTTTTCACGAATAACGCCTTGCGTTAAATCCTGCATTAAAATGGCTGTGTAAGATTTTAACGCTAATTCAGCACACGCATTTTTTACAGTAGTTGGCACAATGTCAAAATCCACATATTGCGGAAAAACATTTGCCGATAATGAATCAATTAATGGAACGTATAAGCGCGGCCAATCAAGCGACTGTGTTGAGTATCTGCGATAACCCGCATATTGCAAACGATATTGAGCCACCATATAATCTGTGGCTTTGCGCAATAATTGTTCTTTTGTTGCATCACTTGTAATTGCCGCCCATGCCGTATTGCCAATGTTTGCGTGGTAGGTTGTTGCGTCTGCAACTGATACATAACTTTCAGCGTTTGCAAGTCCAGTGCCATTTTCAACTATTAAAGTCATAATATAACCTTAAAATGCCGGTGTAATTGTTGCGCCATCTTCAAGTGGTTCATATCTGATGTAATGTTTCCATGTGCCAGTAGTTGAACCAACACCAATAACGCTAGTTAAAATGCTATTTCCACCAACTCTAACTGCTCCCCAAGGAAATGCGCCCACGCCACTTGCGTTTGAAATAACAGGCGCGTTAGTTAATGCGCCAAGTTGTGCAAGAACGCTTGTTTTAGGTGCTTTGCTTGCAAGTGTAGCTGATGCTGCTGAGATTGTTTGTGCGGTAGCACTGTCATTATTTGTAATGCTGTATTGCAACGTTGATGCTGTTGCGTTATTTGCTGTGTAACATTCAGAAACAAGCGCATAAATTAAAACGTCACCAGTGATATTAAAAAGCGTATCACCATTAACCATGACTTTTGCAGTTGTTTTTGCAACGTGATCTGAATTGTCTTTTGTTTGTCTGCTCATAATCAATCCACCTTATGAATTTGCAATGTGCCTGTTCCGCTTGTTGTAATCGCACCAATTTTGCGCGATTCATCAATACCTAAAGTGACTACATTATAAGCGAATAAAATATAACCCGTTGACGTGGTTACATCTGTTGCAGTTTCTTCTACTTTAATATAACAATCAATTGTTGACCAAACATCATACAAACCTTCGTGAAGTGCTGCTGATTGAGCTGCTGATGATGATATTGCAAATGATTGTTGTGAGTTGCCTTCTAAAAATACTGGGTTCATATTTTTTCTCATAAGATAATAAAGGCGGGGGAACGCAAACAGGAACGAACGCGAACCCCCTAAAAAAATTAACCGAGCAACGTCGCAACGTGGTTTGGTTTCCATACTTTAGCACCGTATAAGCAACGTACTTCAAGCATAGTTTTCATATAACCTTTATAGACTGCGATTTCAAATACCAGACCGCTTGTTGGATCTTGAACTGTCATTACATCAACAGCAGAGTCACCACCGTTTGGCATAGCTGGAGCGCGCATACCTAGCTCAACGGCTGATTTATGGAAAGCAACACTTGGTGTGTAAGAATCGCCAATTGTTAAAGCGTTTGCTGTAGCAATGACTTTTTGTGCGCCTGGAGCATTTAATGAAATAGTGCCAGCAGCCGCAACACCTGTGCCAACAACGTATTTGTTAACGGTATCCGCTGCAAATGTTACAACGTCACCCGCTAATACTGTGCCGCTACCAGTTACAAGAGCAACATCAGTTGCACCGATAGCAGTTGAGCCAGAAGTTACATAAGAAGCACCAGCGCCTTTTGTGTGCGTGGTAATGCCAGCCGATTCTTTAATCATTACGCCTTGAAGGTCAAGCAAAGTACCTTGGCGCAATAAAGCTTCATTACCAGCAGTATTAACTTGTTGTAGTTGAGCAAGGTTGCGTAACTTAACGCCAGCAGCAGTATTCATTACTAGGCTGATTTGGTTATCAATCGGGCAACCGTTATCAACTAGGACTTGACGCACTTGAGCGATAGTGTCGAAGTTAGAAGCAAAAGGAGTAGTTCCAGCAGTACCAATGGCGCGTGAAGCACCTTTGTAAACTGTTGCAAATAAGTCTTGTTCAATCTTGTTGCACAATGCGCGAATGGCTTGAGATATTTGGTCACCATAAATAGTTTCGTAGCCTGAACCGTTGTTGACGTGTTTGACATCTTCACCAGTCCAAGGAATCTGAACAGAAGCGTAAGAATCAAGAGTCATTGTTTTGTTGTCAACAGTTTGGTCAGTACCTTCAGGGATAGTCATTGAAGGCGCAAATGAAGTGTTTGCTGATGGTGTGCGTGTGAAAGATGCACGGATAGTGTCGCCTTTAGCGGCTCTGTCTGTTGCGTTACCATTGATGGTAGCTGATGGAATAAAGCCGACCAATTCACGACCGACTATGTCAGCCGCCTTATAAATGTCTGCCGCTAGGTTGTTTAATACGTTTGCCATTTTGATTGCCTTCTAAAATAAAAAAAATAATTAGACGGCAATCGAAACAGGGTTTTTACTCCGAGACTTTGCCGCCTTGCTTAATAAAACTAGCTCTCTCGGCTTGTGACATTGTGTCAAAGCCTGATCGACCTACTGTTTTCTGAGAGCCTGTACCACCGGCCCCACTCGCACCGCCTCCGCTGTTGGAAGGTGCTGAAATATAATGTTTACCGTCATCACTGCCCGCCCATTCTGTGACGAACGCGCTTAAGTCCTTGTCGCCAATCATTGCTTTGCGACTATCACCATCAACAGTGATTTTAGCCTGTGTTGATAGCATTGCTTTTACAGCGGGTAAAAATGGAGCTGATACACCAGCCTTTACAAGAGCATCGGTTAAGCCATTATCAAGTAATAACTTAGATGTAAAGCCAGACTCGGAGCTTAACTGGCCTTGTAATGTTTCCAGCACCTTTGCCGACTCTTTGCCAGCTTTGTTAGCCGCGCTTAAGTCTACAGTCAGTTTGTCTATCTGCGCTTCAAGATCAATCACCGTTTGTGGATCAATCTCTTGACCTTTCATAAGCTTCTTGTTCTTGTCTAGCAATTCCTGATTCTTTGTCTTAAGTCCGCTAATTGCCGACTCAACTGCTGAATCAATAACTGCTTGTATTTCTGGTGTAATTTTCATCTTGTCCCCTAAGGATTTGGAGGGCATAGCCCGATTAAAGATCGCCTAACGATTTTGACGTACTATAACATGAAATATATTAAATCAACTCTCTTTTGCTTTTAATTCTGCAAGCGTGTACTTATGCCCTGAGCTGTCCACAAATTTATCCAGTGGCGTTCCTGCACGATATAGGTCAGCTCTGGCCTTGCCTAGCACCTCATCTTGAAATGCTACGGGCTGTTTTTTTAGCCATGTTTGATAGGTTTCTGTTTGGGCAACTTGCCCATTCATTGATGCTCTAGTTCTGCCATCAGGGTTTTTAATGCCCATACCTTCCCATGATTTTAGAACACTGACTGTAGACGACCTGCAATTGATATGTGCAGGAGGATATAAAGCACTGTCAAGCGGATAGACTTTACCATCCCGCGCTTGGCATATTGAACTGGTTTTACCGTCTAATGTAGATACCCATTGCACACCGCTAAATATATCCGCATTAGCTTTGTAATATTCTTGGCTTGCCGTGTTGCTTGCATGTGACATTGCCGTGCTAACTATCGCCTGAGCCTGTCGTCTGTTTAAAGCTGTAACACCGTCGGTAAATTGGAGCGCCTTTGTTCCTGTGACTCGCTTAACAACATCGCTGTAAGACTGCCCTTCGACTAAGCCAATTCTTACAGCGTCCTGTAATCTTGAAAAGCTATCGCTATCCAGTTTATCAATCCATTCTTTTATGAGCTTGCCTTGTAATGGCTTGGACTCTATGGCCGCAAAAAGCACAGCAGGCGCAACAGCGGTTAAGTCTAAAACTATAGGCGTTACGCTGTTAGTCGTCTTAATCTGCCATTCTTGCTCGTAAGCGCCCGCCTCGTTCATGTTAATAAACAACTCTTTACCAGCTAAGTTATAGCCCTCCGTCATTATTGCCCTGACTGATTGTAACCTTGCGTCAATCTGGGCAATACTCATAGAGCTATCTAAATCTAATGAGCGGAGCTGTGCAACTAAATCCTTTTCAACTACCTTTAATAAGTCCATGACTTTTTTAGTAGTGGAAGAATAATAACGCCTTAAATATATCTCGTGAGCTATGGTTTTATCCCTTAGCTGAGTGTTAGCTGTTTCTATCACGCTAACATCCCACCAGTGGCAGGGTTATTTTTAATCCTTTCTTGCTCATCGTCAAAACTAATATCCTGCGCAATAATGTCAGCAGACACAAGGTTTTCAAACAAAACATTCGCGGATATTGCCCCTGCTTGCCAACTCTTAACAAGCACATCTACATCCTGTGCCGTCATCGAATTAGGTATAAAGTCACGATTTAACTCGACGCTTACATCACCAGCAACGCCCGACCAATCACGCAACAACTCAAGCACATGAGTTAATCCAATACTAATTGATTGAGCTATTGAAGCCAATACGCTGTTTTCACTTGATCTGTGTATTGATGCGGTTTGTGCTGCTTCGGCTGCTCGCTTTTCAGGTGCTAAAATCCTAGCCCCTAAGATAGCCATCATTGATTCCTTTGCGCGTAAAGCTTCGCGTAACTCTCCCAAGCCTTGGCCTGTAAACTCTAAGTAAAAAGCTTTTGATTGTGGATCTGGTAATAGCCAAGCCGTGCCGCTACCTATTCGAAGTTGTGCAGACTGGTCATCAGAATAGTATCCAGTAACAACAGGTGTTGGTAGTCCTGTAAAGTGTAAGCCATGTTCATAGTCTGCTGTAGTCCTGTAGTGGGATAAGTTAACGTCTATTAAATCTAACAATGGTGGCTTGTCTACGCAGGGGCTGTTATCTCTAACACCAAAGAACTCAAACGGTATTTTACTAAGCAGCTGCCCATTGATTTGAGGGTAAAGCTCATCAATTAAAACAAACTCGCCTTTTTTGTCTTTTCTAAATAACCTTTGGCGATACGCGCCCTCGGCTAAATCTAATACGCGCCATTGTGGTTCACATTTCGATTCAAACTCGTCGCCCTCAATTTCATACTCTTCTTCAAGAACAACCAGCATTAAATGCTCGACGTTGTTTATGCGTCCGGTTTTCCAGTTTATAATTGATTCAGCATCGTACATGGTGGCATAAGATCTTGCGCCTTGTGCCTGTGCTTGGGCTAATGTCACAGCATTGCCGATAGGCGGGTAATCAACTAAGACACCACAACGACCAAGCGTTATAACTTCTTCGGCTATCATTTCAGATAGTTGATGAAGCGACAATCCGCTCATGGTCACATCGGCTATGATGTCATCCATTGCGCCTGGAGCTGTAACCGCCTCTGGCTTCATAAACAGCATTCCCGTCAAGCCATCAATCGTTCTTGCTGTCGCGTTGTAATATAACGCCCGCTGTTTGTAAGCATAATATTCAGCGTCATTTTGACCGCTTAGGCGTGGAAGGTATTTAATACCATATTCGTGGATCTCGTCTTGCCCTTCTGCTGCGTGTTCGCATCGTTCCCATTGCTCGTAATATTCGTGATACTCGCTGTGTTTTGTATCGACTGCCATAATTAAATTCCTGTAATTGCTGCAAATGTGGGTCTATTATTAACTATAGGATAGCGGTAAGCAACAAAATAACCTATTGCATCAACGACATGATCGAACCCAGCAGCTTTGTCAGGCTCGCCTGTTTTTGCGTAGCATTGTTTCTCTAGAGATTCGACCAGCATTGGACAATATTGCGAATTAACAAAGTATTTCCTAATGCTTAAGTTATGAATCATGGCGTTAACTGATAGCACTCTGTCTTTAATGAATGGATTGCGTGAATTAACCAATACTTGTAAGCCATACGACCTTAAGATGCTGTGGTCTGATTCACTAGCATTGTTTGACTTTCTAGCATTACCACTTGCATCTGGATAGATTAATATTTTATGTGATGGATAGCGCTCTTTTAATAACCGCGCCATCGTTGGAGTATCAAACACGCCCGTGAACTCCATAACTGCACAAGCTGTATCGCTGCGAACAACATGAACAACGGCAGACATGTTAGCAACGTTAAAATCCAAACCAACGTGTAGTACATCATCAGGCATAATTGTTTCAGTCGTTGCATTAAGCTTTCTATCAAACTCATGGTAGACGCTCCCAGCGTTAAGGTTTACAAAGTTGCCGTCAAGATATGCAGATAATTGTGCGCTTGAATAGGTTGCCTTTAATTGGTCAACATATCCAGCAGGAAGCCTTTTGTTTGAGCTTGTTGGAGCTTTGATTAGCTTATATCCTTTGCGCTTTTCTTTTCCCCATGTCTCATACATAAAACCAAATCCTTCAGGTGTTGACACTGCCGCAAGAGTGTTTTTTCTCCCGTCTGGTTTCTTTTGTCTACATCTTCCAAGCATTTTAACCCATACTGTTCTTGCTTGGTCTATGCGTAGCGTATCAGCCTCATCTATCACCGCGTCAGCGACTTCAAACCCAACCAAACGCTCTGGGTTGTCAGCCGACCTAAATATTATCTGTGAACCGTTCTCTAGTTTGATGGTCGCATCACTTCGATTTAATTTATATTCTATCTTAAGTTTTTGCAGTATTTCTTCAAAGCGTGGAAACGCAATCAATCTAATTAAATCGTATGTCGGCTCAATAAAACCAAAATCCATTGTTGGATATTGTAACGCAAGTTTTATAATCCTTAATACTGCTGCGTGACTTTTTCCCGCCCCATATCCTGCAACCATTGCTGGATGTGTTGATTTTGAATTAATGAACTTTTTTTGCGGAGTGCTTACTCTAATCTTCGTCGTCATCGTCATCTAATCCGTCATCTTCAATAAACTCAAATTTCTTTATTGAGGCTGTTTTTATAGTTGCTTCAACACGATCTGTTGATACTCCTGCCGCTTTACCTCTGGCAATTTCAGCCGTAATAGCTGCGTTGATTTGATTGTTTTTAACGGCAAGGTTGCGCAACGTCATTAAGTCTTTTAAATGCGATTCAAGCGTAATGCCAACAGCTTCAATGATGGGTTTGCGTAACTCGTCAACCCTTGCTGAAATATTGCTGTCAGCCATAAGCCGTGAAGCATTAGCTTGTATCGTTTCAGGCTTAGTTGTTGGCTTTGTATCAAACGCCCCACGATAAGCATCAGCCTGTGTTTTGCCTTCTGCAACCAGTTGAGCAAAGCGTTCTTGTTTAGGTGTGAGAGCCATAAGTTTCACCTGTTGAATCAAGTATTGCCTGTTTGCCCGTGAAGTCTTGCCAGCGTTTTACTAATACACACGCACTTTCTGTACGACACATAAATAGCAAAGTGAGTATGCTTACAATCTTTCATATTAACCTTTAAAAAAATGCCCTATTTATTTAACAGGGCTTGAGTGGTTGGGTCGGAGAACCCCTTGCAAAATCGTTTTGGTGACTATAACACTTTTTTAAAAAACCATAATAAAAACTACAATAAAACTCAGGATAGGAAAAACTGCCCTGAGTCTTCCCTGAGTCTGCCCTGAGTTTTCAGTAAATCCTCTTGTAAGTCTTTATATATAAAAGAAAAAAAAAAAAAATAATATATATATAGAACTCAGGAATAGATATTTTATATGTCTAGGTGATAATTTTATTTTTTACTAATAAGAGGTGATTTATATATCTATATTTATAAAAACTCAAAATCCTGAGTTTTTTGTAAGAAACGTATACATGGCGAGGCCTGTAGGGCAAACTCAGGCTTAACCCTGAGTTTGCCTGAGTTTATTTAGTCCAGAAATAATACGTTGTTGGCCTTTGTGCGTTGTTTAGTTTTACGAGTTTAGTGTGGATTGAATTGTTTGCTGTAAGTTCGTCAAGTAGTTGTTTTCGTAGCATTGGCAGTATCTGTGCTGTTTTGCTTCCCAGCTCTTTTGCTGTTATGCCTTTTCTACCAGCCTCTTTTATTCTTGCTTTTAATAGTTTTGTTAATCGTTCGTTTTCGTTGTCTGAGCCTAGGTGTTTAAATTTTTGTGAGAATACTTTTATTGATTCCATTTCTAATATTTCAAACCAATGCAGGATTTCTATGTTTTGACACTGATCTATTAGCATTGCTCCTTGGATAGCTCTAACCCCTCCGCGATTATACATAGGAGCGAATGATTTGTTATCACCGGACAACGATATGCTTTTTTTCTTAAACCTATACACTAAATCATATTTTGCTTCGCTATAAGCCTCTGTTACTGGTAATTGAGTCGAGCATAAAAACAAGTCTTTTGCATATTGCTGTTGTAATGCTAGTAAATCACTAATGATGCTGGCCGGAACTTGTATGTTGTGAAGCTTTAATTTAATCGGCAATAAACCATTAAGGCCAAAAAGTAGCGAATATCTAGCTAAAGAGCCGTTTGCAAGGTCTGATGTCTTTAATCCGTCAAATATCTGTCGTTCTGTGCTTAAGCCAAAAACACAGACATTAGGCTCAATAATCTTTTTAGCCGCGTTACCTTTTGTTTTTTTACCAGACAAAGAGCTGTTTGCCGAGGTATAAGCCTCTGTGAGCAATACCACAATTTCTTTAGAGAATTGATTAGAATTTTTCCCGTTAATGCTCGATAGATACTCGCCAAACTCGTCAATATAAAATAACATTGTTGGCGATTCTTCCAAACTATCCATGAAGGCCGCCCCTGATGCCATTTTTCCGTGTAAGCTATCACCCATGCCTATTGTTTCAAGTATTAACTTTGCAGCCTTAAACGGAAAATCCTTGCCTTCGCCTGATTCAGCCATTGCAATAAACATTAAGTTTCCTTTAATGTTCTCATAAGCAATGTTTCTGCCTACAGCCACCGACATAACCGACATGGCCGCAGCAAAGGCTATAGCTGGTTGAGGATAAATACTTTCTTTTAAAATCCATTGCTGAATATCTCTAGCTATGCAAGGAAACGGTATTATGTAATCAATATCACTTGACAGGTCGGGCTTCCAGTCCTGCGCCTCTGGTTCGTCATTCTCTCTTTCTTTTAAGCGATCATCTAAATATTTTTGTCCAGCTGTCGGATTATTGGCTTGCATAACCCACCGCCTCACTAATTCTTTGATATGCCAATTCAATACGTTTTAAGTCATTGCCCGATATTTTTATCTGATTAACAATATCAGATGCTGCAAGATGGATAATTCTAGTCTCGTATAATAGACACTTTAAAATGTCAGCAGCCGGAAATGGTTGGTATTCTCGCTTAAATCCTTCTTGATTTTCTGGAAACAAGTCACTTAACTCTAAGCCTATCGCCCCAACTATTGACGAAACATCACATCCACTAAAGCAGTGAATTAAAAGATTACCATTATCACATTCTTTAATCGCTAAAGAAGGCGACCTATCATCATGAGCAGGACAACAGGCTATCCATCTATTGTTTCCAGTTGACTTAACTTTTTGCAAATGCTGTAAGACATTATTGGCTATTGACATGATTAATCTCTAGGTAGTCGCTCAATTTTTTAAAGGTTCTATACGTTGGGTTTATATCATCCCCCCTCTTAATACGTGAAATTTGCTGGTAGTTAATGCCAGTGGCTGCGGCTACTTTACTAATATTTTGCTTGTTAAGGTTATTTACGATTTGGTCTAGTGTTAGCATGTTTATATACTCTAAAATTTAAACTTATGGATTTAAACTATATAACATTAATGCTATAATTAAAACCTAATTTTTAAATTATTTTAAAATCCTTACAAAGTTTTTATTATAGAAAAAAAAAGAATATAAATAATTTTACTTTTTAAAAAATTTATAATATAATTACCTCGAACTAAAAAAACAACCTAACCGAGACAATGCGATGATTAAATTTGAAACAAACAAAGCTTACAAAAACCGTTCAATTTGTGATTCTGAAATGTTTTTTGAAATAACAGTTATTTCAAGAACTGAAAAAACTATCAAAGCATTAGTTGATGGAGTGGTTAAAACTTTACGCATTGCCATTTATGAAGGGCGTGAATTTGTAAAACCTTGGGGCTCTTATTCGATGTGTCCAATTATTAACGCAGCATAAAACAAACCTCCCCAGAAGTGGGGCAACCAACGGAGCAAAGCATGACCTCAGAAGATGAACAAAAAGCATTTAAAGCATCACAAGAACGAACACTAGTATCTATTAGTGCTGAACTACACAAAAAACTAAAAGTAATGGCAGTATCAACATCAACAAGCATTTATGTCTTAGCTGATGAAGCGATTACAAAATACTTAAAAGGCAAGTAGAATGGCAATCCCTAGCTTAGACAATGTAAAGTTTGATGATATTGAATTGGCAGTTAAGACAAAGAAAAGACCACAGTTCAGCATCATCTATGGCAAGGGCGGTATAGGCAAAACTACAGCCGCTTGTTATTCACCTGACCCAGTTATCTTGCCAGTTGGTAGAGAAACAGGTCAAGAAAGAATGATTGATAATGGTGTTCCTTCTTTTGAAAATACAAAAGGAATGCCACCTATTGAGTTTGTCTTTGGCTGTATGCAAAAGCTACTTAAAACTGAGCATAGCCGCAAGACATTAATCATAGATAATATTGGTTCATTTCGTGAGGCAGTAGAGGAAGATGTAGAGGCGGACAACAAAGGCGTTGACCTTAAAGCTTATGGCAAGGGCGCAGCATTAGCATATCCATACTACACAAGACTATTAGCTGGCATAGATGCCATCATGAAAAAGAAAGACATGCACGTCATTCTAATTGCTCATGATGTTCTTTATAATATTAACAAAGAAGATGGCACGTATTACCAACGTATCGGCATTAACGCACCAGCAGGAGAAAATACAAACGTGCGAGGATTATTAGAAGCAAGAGCGCATAACGTACTTTATATCAGAGGTGAAGATCCAACCAGAACCGTTAAAGGTGTTATGGGTGGAGTTAAACAAATAGCCACATCAGGCAAAATAAACCGAGTAATTTACACCAAACCGCAAGGTACATTCTTTGCAAAGAGTCGCGTCAATGCTGAGCCTTACTATGAAATAGAACCCACAGAAACCGAGGAGGACTTATTAAACAATAAAACAAATGAAACTTTAATACAACTTTTTACTGACCTTTATAAATAAATTAAAACTAAATCAAGGAAT